GGCGTTATCATCCAGATAGTTCAGCGCATCACCGAGCTGTTCAATATTGCGGGTGGGGATTTTGTAGAGCTGGGCGATTTTCCCCAGACTTTCTGACAATTCATCCGCTGGCAGCTCAAAGGCTGTTGCCGCCTTTGCTGCCGTACTGGCGAAGGCCAGCAGGTCACGTTTCTGATCTTCCCAGCTGTCGTCAGGGTTTGCGACGTTCATGCGCGCACCACCTTCAACCAGTGCAGCGAAGTCCACCGCACCGTTTTCCATCGGCAACTGTTCGCTGGCAGCCTTGATGGCATCCTGCATTTCATAAAAACGTGCAGTGCGGTTGCCATTATCGTCACGCAGACCATTGACCTGCTTTGCCACACCTTTCATGGCATCTTCCATGCTGGTATAGCTTTTTACTGCCGCCATCACTGGCGCACCCATTGCCAGCCCTGCAGCCGTGGTGGTGGCTCCGGCACCTGCAATACGATCACGCACCTCCAGCGAACGGGCATAACTGGCACGCGCTGCATTCATCCTGCGCTGAGCTTCCCCCAGTCGCTTCAGCCGCGCCTCCTGTTTCGAAAGTTCCTGGTTATAACGTGATGTTTCACGGGCTAAACGGGCAGTTGCTCCCGCATCGTCTTTCGCAGAAATTCCCGCCCGGTACAGTTCAGCACGCACAAGCGCCGTCTGCTGCTGCAGCTTTTTCTGGCGTTCTTCCAGGCGCTGAACAGCCAGCCGTTGACGGCCCAGAGCAACAACCTGACGTTGCGAAGGCGGCCCCATCGCTCCCAGTTCCTGACTGAGCAAATTTGCACGCTGGCGGGCATAGTTCAGCCTGTCGCCTAATTTCTGATTTTCTGCCTGCAGCTTTCGGAAGCTGTCCAGACTGCTCCCGGCCTGATCAAGCTGCTTTATTGCATCGCGGGATTTTTTGACAGCAGCAGCCAGTTCTCTTGAACTGGCCTGCGCAGATCGAAATGGGCGGGTGAGCTTGTCAACCGCATTAAGAATGACCTGCAGACGCAGGTTGTTATCACTCATCGTTGGCCCCGCTTCTCTGAATCGCTTTATACCGCCATTCCAGCACTTCGGTCAGCGGCATAACGTCAGTAACGGATGGCGGCCAGTGAAAAATGGTGGCGATATCTGCCACCAGATCGTCAACCGTCAGGCTGTCGGTAAACCGGCAAGCACCGACTTCTTCAACAAAAAAGTGACAACCTCAACCGACATGGCAGTGAGATCTGCCGGGTCCATCTCTGCAATTTCCTGTGCAGTCAGTGCCGGACTGGAGATGCGGGGGATCACGGTCATCATCGCGTTTACATCCATATCCATAATGGCCTGCAGGCGTGTACCGCGCAGTGCACCGGACTGCGGTTTACGCAGCACAATTTCGGTGATTTCTGTTTTACCGCGCTTGATGGGGGTATCCAGTTGAATGGTCTTTTCAGTCTGCTTATCGCTCATTTTGCTGTCCTGTCAATTGGGTTCTGGCGCGGTATCCCGCGCCGTTCAGATATATCAGAGGCCGAGGGCGTTGCGGTGCGCTTCCATCAGGTCCACACCGTCCACAATTTCCACCATGTTGATAAGGTCCACTTCATAGAGCACCTCACCATTGATGGTCAGCTTCGCGTAGCTGTTGGTACTGGTCACTTTGGTGGTGTTGCTTTCGCCCGTCTTCCACTCGCCGGAATCCACTTCTTTGTGACGTCCACGCACGACAAGCTCCACGGCCTGCACTTCCCCGGTATCGTCACGCTGAATAGAGCCGGTAAAGCGCAGCTGGATGCCATCCACCGTGGCTTTACCCATCTGTTTAAACAGCAGCAATTCAGTACCACCAATGGAAAATTCTGTGTCCAGCGCACTGTCATCAAGCCCCAGATCCACATCCACCGCACCCGGCATTCCGCCGCCGCGATACTTCTCATATTTGCGGGTAAATTTCGGCAGCGTCAGCGACTCAACGATCCCCTGCCAGTTGTTCCCGTCGTTAAACAGGTTCAGGTGTTTTAATTTGCGTGGTAAAGCCATGTTGTCCCCTTACGCGCTGACCTGGCTGGCGAAATTCACCAGGTACTGATCGGTGATGCGCTGACGCAGCATCAGGTTTTCAAGTGGCGGCACTGGCGTGTAGTCGTAGTCGATGGTGAGTTTTCCGGCTTTCAGCGTGTCTTTGTCGTTCACCGACTCATCCAGCCAGCAATCACCACCAATGAGATAGCCCTGACTGACCAGGCTGCGCATTTTGGCGCGGATACCTTCGATAATGTCGCGGGCCAGCGACGGGTTAAGCGGTTTATCCACCGCCCACATGTGTGCTTCTGCCATCGTGTCCATCAGCACCTGCGCCGTGCGGGTGTAGTTTTCGAAGGCAAAGAGCGGGTCATCACTCAGGCAGCGGGAACCCCAGAAGCGGAAACCGTCTTTACGCACAAGCGTGGTGACGTCGTTCTGGTTCAGCAGACCTGCATCGGTTGCCGGGTCCTGCAGATCCCAGAACACATCTGCAGAAATTCCGGTGACACCGTTCACGCCCACGTTGGACAGGCTTTTGTGCCATCCGGTCTGCTCGTCAATTTTGGCGCGCAGACCAAGCGCACGGGCGGTGGCATATGCCGTTGCTTCGGCATTCAGCACCGTGTCCCAGCCAGTAAAGTCAGGCCAGATCAGCATCCCTTCGCGCTGGCTGAAGTTTTCGCGGTAAGTGATCGCCTCCTGCACTGTCTTGCAGCCATACGCTGACAGGTAAGCAAATCCACGCAGGCTTTGCGCCACGCTCAGCAACTCAGTAGCTACCGCCTTGGTGTCGTGGCCTGGCACGCCGAGAATGCGCGGTTTAACGCCGAGCTGTGACTGGGCAGATAACAGGGCTTTCATACCTGTTTTTTTACCTTCAGCAGTCACTGCGCCGATGATATTGGTCGTGGTTTCGTCTTCCGTTTCACCCTGCGGCACACGCACAACAATGGTCACGGGTTTTGCCTGGTCAGCGATGGCATCCAGCGAACGGGCCAGAGTACCTGACTCACCCGCTTTACCGCTGGCAGTCAGCACATCAGTGATCAGCACGGGTTTATTAAGAGGAAACATTTTTGCATCGGCATCATCGCCCGTACAGACCATACCCACGATGGCGGTGCTCACCGTGGTAATAGATCGGGTGCCTTCGTTGACTTCAACAACGCGCACCCCGTGGTGGTAATCCTGAGCCATAGTGGCGAACCTCCTGATTGGATTAGGCTTCGCCCTATGTTGAAGTGATTGTGCCTGACAAACAGCTAAGCGCAGTTGTGTCGTTATTCACACAAAATAACGGTATTTGTCTGCTTGCAGGGATAATCAACATAATGCTGATTCAGGGGGATTCATTGATCTTATTTGCCGGAAATTTTCTATAAATGGTAGAAACGCCTACATCAAAAATCAGTGCAATACGCTGTATTGATTCTCCGGCCTCGAGTAAACGCCCAATCTGTGCCCACTGTTCGGTGGTCAACTTAGGACGGCGTCCACCTACTCTGCCTTTGGCACGAGCTGCAGCCAGCCCTGCCCTGGTACGTTCAACTATCAGTTCGCGTTCCATTTCAGCCAGGGCACCCATGACATGAAAAAAGAAACGGCCCATTGGGGTACTGGTATCAATACTGTCAGTCAGGCTTCTGAAATTCACACCACGCTGGCGCAACTCTTCTATCAGCGTAACAAGATGCCGCATACTGCGCCCCAACCTGTCCAGCTTCCAGACAACCAGCGTGTCTCCTGCCGATAGTGTCCTGAGCAGTTTTTTCAACCCTAGTCTGTCGGACTTAGTGCCACTGATTTTATCCTCAAAAATCCGCTCACATCCCGCGCAGTTCAGTGCATTACGTTGCAAATCGGTGTTCTGGTCATTTGTTGACACGCGTACATAGCCAGTAAGCATGATCATCTCCTAGAATAAAAATCGGGGATGATGCCAGTTAGTCGTAATCGCTGCATTTTCTTAAATGTTGTTTGGGAGAGGAGGCGAAACTCGACGCTGCACACAGTGTATTTTTTTATAGATCTTGGGCTATATTCCCATTAATAGGCTGTAATAAGTTAAGAGTGCAATGGGAGCGTTGGAAGGGAGATATAACAAGCACTACGTATAATTGTGATTTCACGTTTCCTATGTCATTTCATGAACTTGTTTCGGCGTATATTCAAGCGCAGGTGTAATGGCATCTAATTATGATTATGTATTATCTTATAGAATTTTAAGAAAAGCTGTTTCAATCATCTAACTAACGAAACCCGTTGTTAATGCTCAGTTTTTTCCTTGTCGATATGCTGCTTTGTAGCTGACGTATGTTTACTTGGCTTGTAATATGTTTCTAATTAAACCCTGTAGAGATCTTGATCATTACTCAGGAAAGAATAATAAGCGGTTAGTTAAAATTCCCGCTAAGGCTGCACTTTAAAATGACAACTTTAGCGGAGGATAAATTGTACTTACATGTGTAAATTTTAGGCATTAATTGTTTAAACTTTAGTCTCTGGTGAAGAGTCTTTTTTGAAGCTATCATCCTCCTTCTTCCCAAACATGTAACCTAGAGATAACGTAATAATTGGGGTGAAAACAGCCCAAGAATCTTTAACTATATTTAAAGCTGACTGTCCCCCATTACTGAAGACATCAATCACTAATAATGCTGCAACAATACAGGAATAAATAGTCAGTGAATACGTTATTACATGCCAAACAACACTGTTTTTAGCATCATCACCTTTACCTATTTTATCGGGAATGCTTTCCTCGCTTTTATTTCTCACTCTTACTGGAATATCACCATCCTGATAATCACCTTTGGTTGATTTTTTGCTTCTTGACGAACTACCTGAGATAGAAAAAGAGCCACCCGCCTGCTCATACTGTTCATACTGTTCATCAGACATAAGTCATTCCCCATCCGCATCCAGAACTTCTTCTTTTGTAGCTATATTTACCGTCAACAGAATAGCATCATTATTTTCAGATAATGATTGGGTGGCAAAGAATAAATAATAGTTAAAAGTTTTCTTTTCACCGTTATTTGGTTCTAGGGTTTGTTTAAAAAATCTTGTCCGAGTACCATCGTTAACACCTGCATCAACATGGAAAAAATTGATAAGATTAATATTTAACCCATCTTTAATCGTAGTTTTTACTCGAGGGACAACCTCACCTTTTTCGTCTTCTTTTTTATCAACATCAAACTTAAGTCTTAATTTAAAATCGCCATAAAATTCAACTTCAGGGTTAGCAGCAAGAACCACCAATGTTTGAGAAAATACGACATCCATCCCCGATATTTTAGTTTTAATTTGCTTTTTCATTTGCACGCTCTTTTTTTGCATTCAGATTACTATGATCTGGGTTATCATTTAACTTATTCAACGAAGGGCTATTCATACAGATATAATAAGTAATAAATATAATTATTATTACAATAAAGCCAGACTTACACATGATTCTATACATAAACTTCCCTATATCTTTAAATACTGATGTGTCGATAAGGGAAGGGACGCGCCATAGGAATCGACCAAAGGCAAAAAGGAATAATGTAACCATTACTCCACTTGCTATATATATATAAATTTTGATATCCATAAAAACCTTAAATTAGTTTTTCTAGCCATCGCTTAATAAAAAAGGTTGAAATGATAAACTCTTCATCTATTGATGCACTATTTAATATCATATTTTATAGAATATGTCGAGTATAGTTTTAACTTGGATTCGATATAACCACAGAACCATCGCCAACACCTAAAGATGTCGTCCATCCTTTGACGACTAAAACTTAACACTCAATATGAATGGTTGTTTTATATACAGCCGCACCGTTCGTAGCGCATTGGAAACGTAAGGTAAACGCATTACTCTCTTTAAGGTTGGTTTGGGAGAATTATCTCTGGCTGGCACTGCATCGGGTGTCATTGGTCTGAATGGGTATGTAACGATTCCGTTAATTATTTCAGGTTTCCGGAGAACACTGATTATTCAGTGGGGGCAGGCGAGATTTGGTGGGTCTGGTGGTGAAGATGCCGGATATCTTAATGATTTTCCTTTTGCCTTTCCGTCAGCATGTTATGGAATGATAGTTAGTCATGTGGGGCATACACCTTCAGGCGCAGGAATCCTGTCGGCTTCTGCAATTACATCAAATCAGTTCCGCGGTTTTTCAAGCATAGCGACTGCTGCAAACGCTGTATTAGGTCGTTATATCGCTATAGGGGTGTAATATGTTTTATAGTCCATCTTTAAACATTTTTGTGAATCCTGCACTTAAGGATGATTACATTAATGCAAATTCATGGCCAGATGATGCTCTGGCTGTCAGTGATGATGTTTATAATGAATTTGCAATCAATACGCCTCCAGATGACAAAATTCGTGTTGCAGGAAAAAATGGATTACCCACATGGGCACTAATACCTCCACCATCACATGAAGAACTTATTCAACAGGCAGAATCAGAAAGGCAATTATTGCTTAATCAGGCCAACGAATACATGAACAGTAAACAATGGCCCGGTAAAGCCGCTATTGGTCGTCTGAAAGGTGACGAGCTGGCGCAATATAATTTGTGGCTGGATTATCTGGACGCACTGGAACTGGTCGATACTTCCGGTGCGCCAGATATTGAATGGCCTACGCCTCCGGCAGTTCAGGCCAGATGACATCCGGTGCGGTGCTGGTATCTGTTGCCGTCACAGCGTCGATATAATCCAGCACAACGTTAAGTCGGGTAGTTTCTTCTTGCGTCAGTTTACGCCCGGCCTGCAGCTTTAACTGAATCACGCTGATATTGGCCATTGCTGCGTCTATCAGCGACTGTTTTTTCTGTTCAGCGTCAGCTACCAGTTCATCATGAGAACGTTCCGGAGAGAGCGGCGCAGTAAATACCCCGTCTGAATACCCCCAGCCGATTCCGGGCTGCTCACTGATATCAGAAATATCAATGAGCTGCTGAACATCCGGCACTGTGAATTCAGCCTCGCCATCCCAGACAATGGCATTCACAACCATCCCATTTTCAATAACTGCATATGACGCATTCATTATGCAAACTCCTCGATAATACAAACCCCATCAGCACCTTTCCCGCCCGTCATACTGGTTCCGCTATAACCTGCATCGTATGCACCACCTCCGCCTGAACCATATGCCCTGCCTCTAACGCCACCGCCAGCGCCTGCACGTCCACCGCCTCCCCAGTACGATGCACCGCCTTCACCGCTGACGCTGATATTCCCGGACTGACCGTCGCCTCCATCTCCACCAGTGATGCGGATATCGCCAATATTCGGTACGCCTCCGTTACCGCCGTTTGTGTTTGTGACTCCTACTTTTCCGCCGCCTTCACCACCAGGGGCTATTACCGATCCGAACGAGCTATCACCGCCCTTGAGGCCGTTCGTCGCACTAACGCCGCCGGCCCCACCTGCGCCGATAGTGACAGGATAACTATCCTTCGTCAGGATCAGCGTGGTGATTACTGTCCCACCTGCCCCGCCGCCAGCACCGAAAAACGTTTCATTATTGGATATAGCCTTGCAGCCGCCCCCTCCGCCACCGCCGCCCGTTATTGTGACCCTGATCCGTTTTGTTCCTGGCGTCGGGGTGTACGTACCTGATGACGTGAAAACCCGGGTATTCACCCAGCGTCCCACGTATCCGCTTGTATCTCCCAAACCAAGGTATGTGAGAAGACCAGCTACATCCTTTCCACTCAAATTAGTCAGCGTATTGTCCAGCGGTTGTTTACCTGCCAGCGCATTAAGCATTGTCGTGGCAAAGTTCGGATCATTCCCCAGCGCCGCCGCCAGTTCGTTCAATGTATCCAGTGCCGCAGGTGCAGAACCCACCATTCCTGCAATCGCCGATTTCACAAAAGCCGTAGTGGCAATCTGTGTATTGTTGACCGACTGTGCCGCAGTAGGTGCTGTTGGCGTTCCGGTAAGTGCCGGACTCGACAGCGGCGCTTTCAGTGCCAGCGCATTATTAATAGTGGTACTGAATTTCGGGTCATTGTTAATGGCTGCGGCAATTTCTTTCAGTGTGTCCAGCATGGCTGGCGCACCGTTAATCAGAGCAGTAATAGCGGCCTGAACAAACTCTGTGGTCGCAATCCGAGTGGTGTTATTTCCTGCTGCAGGCGTCGGCGCTTTTGGTTCTCCGGTAAATGTCGGATTATGTTTCTGCGCATACTGGGTATGAGGATCTTGTGCGGCAATGTGGTTTCTCATCTGGTTATCCACATACAGCTTTAATTCCAGGACTTTATCATCCACGTATTTACGGGTTGCCAGCACTACAGCAGGGTCGATTTTCAGGATGATATTGTCCGTGCTGCTGGTAATCAGCACCATGCGCACGGTCTGGGTACGCCCGCTGCCTTCAGCCAGTTGCGGCTTATAGCTTTCCGGGCAGTTTCCCACGGCAATCAATGCCCCGGACTCATCAAACAGGCCCACTTCACGTATCCACCAACCGCCCTCGTTTTCAGGGATCACCTGTTCAGCAATAATCTGGCTACTGTTCTGCGGGTCGATATAAAGCATATTCAGCGCAGCCCGGCGTTTCTCATTTACCAGTGCCGTCTGCTTTGCGTCCGGCGTTGGCAATACTCCGCCGCCATCGCCCACCGCCATATGGGTAATTTTTAGCGGCACACCGAGCGCGGCGGCGCTGGCAAGTTTCGCCGCGCCAATATCCGTCAGCAGGGTATAAAATTTTGTGCTCATGGATTCACTCTCATTGTGTCAATAACATGGACCGCCCCGCCTTCATGCGCGGTGCCGCCAGAAATAATTGTTTCGTTGATATACGGATAGATCGTGATTTCTTCGCCAAGATAGCTGGCGGCCCCCACCCAATGCGGACCGCTGGTCTGCAGATTGATGGACATGCCGATCATGTGACGGCTACATGGTTTGGCATCGCTTATCAGCCGCTCAAGTTCCAGATAGGTATCTTCAGTGATGCCCTGGTCCTGCACGCCGATATCCAGGCGAAACGTGCCCGGTGTTTCTCCGGTCTGCCACCACTCAATAATGCGGATCAGGAAGCCGAACGGTTCCACCACCCGCCGCACGGCACTGGTGGTTCCTTTATGCTGATGAATATAAAAAGCATCCTTCACTACCTGGCGTTTGACGCTTTCTGTCCAGCCCTCGTCCCAGCGATCCACAGAGAACGCCCAGGCGAGATAAGGCAGGAAGCTGACCGGACAGGTAGCCGGACTCCACAAGTCACGCAGCGGCACCTGCAGATCAGAAATCCCGCTACAGGTTTGCGCCAGTCGGCGCTCCAGTGAAGTTGAACCCGGTGGCAGCAGACTATTCATCCGTTCCTCCGTTGGTTACGCTCCACTGCGTACATGATGCCGCCTGTGTTTTGTTCAGGACCACATCCGCCAGAGGAGAAGCCAGCTCCACACGCTGCACACCCTCAACATGCAGGGCGGCAAAGATGGCGCTACGGCGAATATCCCGACCAAGACGCGTCTGACTGGCGATGTACTTCTGCAGGCTGGCTTTTGCCGCTGCCATTACAGGCTCTGCTTCCGGTCCCGGATAGAGAAAAATGGTGGCTTCCACGCGATACGGGATGATTTCTGCGCTGCGAACCGTAAGACGGTCAGCCACCGGGCGGACGTTCTCACTGTTCAGAGCTTTTTCCACCACGTCCAGCAGGTCTTTTTCTGCAGTTCCATCGCCTTCGCGGCTAAGGACAGTCAGCACCACCTCTGCAGGTGCCGGGCTGGTTGCACTGGCATCCGCCACCCGACCGTCGGCGCTTCGGGCATGAAATTCATAAGCTGCAGTTGGCCCCGCAACAGAAAGCCCTTCAAAGGCTGCAGGCACACGCAGGCGTAACGCTTCATCGCTTTCCATCACAGCTGCAACGGGCGGCACAGCATCATTATCAGCAGGCGTCACCGTCAGGCGTGTCACGTTGTAGTTGGCAGCGAGCTGGTCAAGATCGCCGCCCATCGCGTAAGCCACCATCACCGCCTGCGCGGCTTCGTTAATGCGCTGGCGCAGAAGCAACTCACGGTAAGCGTTCTCCTGCAACAATTTAGTGACGGGTTCAGATTCCAGTTCCAGCGTGCGGATCACGGCTTCCTGCTCATCTTTCGGATGAAGCGCCACAAATTCTGCCTTGCGTTCGGCAAGCAGCGTCTCAAAGTCCGGCACATCCACAATCTGCGGTGCAGGCAACTGCGAAAGGTCAATCACTGCCATTCTCTGCTCCTGTTGATACGGAAAGGGACACAGGCACACCGTTATTCCGCCGCCCGGTCAGCTCCACCACCATAGAACCGTCAAAGTTGCTGTTGATGGTGATGGAATCCAGCGTCAGCCGTGGCTCCCAGCGACTCAGCGCCACATACACTGCCGACATGACCTGCAGGCGTAATGCTGGATTTTGTGGCTGGTCTATCAGTGCCGACAGCAGGGAACCATATTCACGACGGGCAATACGGCTACCCTGCGGTGTCAGCAGAATGTCCCGCACCGACTGGCGCAGATGGTCAATATCAGTAATGACTTTGCCGCTGGTATTGTTCATCCCGCTATAAAGCGTCATACCGGGCCTCCGGTTGTATCGCCGCCTTTCAGGACGCCAGTATGCTGATGCGCATCAACCACGATCCCGTTAGAACTCATCGCTCCGCCGCCCTGGGTAACGCCACCATTGATCACCACTTCGCTGTTAATGCGTGTGCGGTCAGCCTCCAGTACAAACTCACTGGTTTTCATGGTGATGTTGTCAGCGGCCTCAATGACCATTGATTTGATGCCCCTGACATACCAGCGCCCGGTGGCGGGTTCGTATTCAAACCAGCCACCGTCAGGATGTTCTGTCACGCAGGCGTCCGCCGACGTCGACGGTGGTGCGAACTGATTCGAATAGACAGCGGGCAGCGCAAAGGCAGTCTCCAGATTGCCGCCAAGACTCAGCAGCACCACCTGCTCACCTTCCGATGGTCGCCACCATGTGCGGGCATTACCCGCGCGCAGCGTCAGCCAGTTAATCCAGTTGGTTTCAAGGTCGCCCGTTTTCACCCGGCAAAGCCAGTTTTCCCGGTCCACTTCGGTGACTACACCAGTGCGGATCAGGTTGGTGATAAGGCGCATGATTTCGGTTAATTGTGCGTTCATAGGGAAAGGTTGCCATCAGGGGAAGAAAGGCGGCAGTGCTGCAACTTGTATCAGTGCTGATACAAAGATCACCCCGCCAGCCATTGCAGAATCATGTCGCGGGTCATTGCCTCAACATCATCATTTACACCCAGCAGGCGGCGCTCTGCGTAACGGACCTCCGGTCCTTTGCGACTGACGCGATCACGCAGGCCGTAATGGTGAACACGGGCAATATGCTGCACCTTGCCTTCAAACTGTACGCTGGCAGAGTCGGCACTGGCGGCAGTTTTCAGGTATTTTGTGGTGCGCAGCTTTGCAAACATCTGACGTTTGATGCGCCCCTTCTTGCTGCGTGCTGTTACCCTGCGCGGTTCATAACTGCTGCCATCTGGATTGCGCTGCATCCTGATATTCTGCTGCTGTGTCCGGCGCAGTTCCTGCGCCAGCTGGCGCACCATGCGGCTTCTCGTGGCTGGTTCCAGATTCGCCAGCAAGGCACTCAGCCAGTCGTCCACCTTCTGCAGTTCAGCCACGTTTCACCGTCCACATTTCTTCAGGTTCATCGGGTTCTGCTATAGCTTCAACGCTCGACACACTGCCGTCAGTGCTGACCAGCACACGTTCCGTCAGTTGCAGGTTAAGGCTGATATCACAGACATCGTTGTGCAAAATATCCACATCAAAGGTGAATAGCTTTTCCCGTAACGCCGGGTTATTGATGGCATCGGGCTGGTTATCCCGAAGCCACAGTAAAACCGGGGCCATCAGCAGATTCTGGTCGCCGCTGAAATCCTCTATCACCACGTTCAGGGTATAGCGGTACTCCCATGACATGGAGCTGGCCCCCGTGGCAACCAGCGAACCGTTATCCACAAACAGATGCAGTTTGTCCGGGTTATTGCGGACATAAGGCACCGCTTTATTGAGGGCGTGGCGCAGGGATTGTGGTTTGTTCACTGTTTCGCTCCTGACACGCAATAATCATGTCCACTTTGTCTGCACAGACCGCCCAGGCGGCCTCCGTTTCATCCAGCAACGCGTTCAGGTCACCGTTAGTGCGCGGCGCTGCCTGCCCCAGCCGACACGGCGTCACTCGCGGACAACCACTGACGGTAAGCTGCACCTCCGGTGAGTGTGGGGCGTTCCCGCAGCCGGATAATGTCAGCAGGCAAAGGAGTATCAGCCCAGCGGCGTAAATCCTCGTTCTCACGTTTCAGTTCCTCAATCCGGCGTTGTCGTTGTCTCAGCAGTGCACTGGTCTGTTCTGCTTCGGCATAGAGCCGCGCCTGCTCCCGGTTGTTAGTTTCAGTCAGAATGGACAGGCTGATAAGCTGGTTGTTGCTCTTTGCCAGCGCCTGGCTTTTGCTCTGCAGCTCGTCTGCCTGCGTGCTGATGGTCTGGCTGGCATCAGCCAGCCGCCACGTCTGCCAGCCCAGCGCCGTCAGTAATAATGCCAGCACACCCAGCAGCAACCGGTTCATGCTGCTACCTGTTGCTCCATCTGATTACGGGTGATCCAGAAGGCAATAACGGTCAGTAGATAAAAGACCAGGGTAATAGCCCACTCCGTCCAGGCGAGACTTACGACAATCAGCAATCGCATCACCCAGCTGATAAATACGTTTTCTTTTCGGGTAATTGTCTTCAGCAAAGATGCCCTCAACTCCTGCCAGAGCGGGCCATTCTTAATTAACGCAGCCAGTGCTACCGGAATTACCGCCCATGTCAGCAAACAGGCTACCCAAACGCCGGACGCTGCCAGTACCGGAAAAATCCCCTGCGGATACACCATTGCGGCGATTAACAGCGCCATCCATAACATCAGAAACAGCCCGCTGATTAATTTCTTTTTCATTTCAGTTTGCTCCCTGTAAACACCAGGCCATCTCCCGCGCACGGCGGTTATCCAGCCCCTGATTAAACACACCTTTTACATAAACCCAGCGCGGCAACTGTCGGCACGCATCCGTCCAGCGCCGCTGATTGAGTAATTTCACCAGCGTGGAACTGCAGGCATTGCCCGTTCCCACGTTGAAGGCAAACGACACCACCGAGTCATACACCTTTTGTGGCGGCTGTTGCTTCACACATCTTTCCAGCGCCCGCTCCACACGTAGCACGTTGGAGATCAGCCCTTCCGCTGCCTGTCGTTCCGTAATGGTTTTGCCTGGAATGACGCCAGATGTATTACCAATGCCGTCGGTCCAGACACCCGCGCTGCACTGATACGGCTGCAGACGACAGCCTTCGTAATCGGCAATCAGTTTCAGCCCCTCCACGGAGGTGTGAAGCTGCTGAAAACCCGGCAGCGTGGCAGCAATAGCCAGCACGGCCCCGACAAGGCAGCGTTTAACGATTGATGGATTCATAGTCCTCCCGCGAGATCTGCCCGTCGCGCAGAAGCTGGTAGGCTTTGTGTTTGTAGTACCAGTTGATAGCCAGCATCAGCACACCAATCATCAGGCCGCCCAGCGTTGAGGCATCCTTGATGGACAAATCGCCCAGCCAGGCCAGCACAACGGCGATGCAGTACGTGATAAAGGCGCTGATTCGCTCAAGCGTCATAATTCAGTCCCATAGCTGGACGGTCTGCACGGTGGTGGTGGTCGGAATGTCCGGCAGCTCCACCTGCAGCCCGTGAGGTAAAAAGGGGCCATATTCGGCAAGCCCCGGATTTGCCTTCAGTACCTGCTCCGTGACATCCTGCGTGCGCCCGTAATGACGCCAGCAAAGCGCGTCCACCGTGTCATACTGATGCGCACGCACTTTCATCAGATAAGCTCCACTGTGCAGTGCGGCGCATCCTGCACCCGGCTGATGGCCCAGCGGGCGTCACGCCACAAATCACCGCTGGATTCCGCCAGTTCCTCGCCTCGCTTCACACCGGATGCCGTGGCGTCATAGTCCTGGTATCGTTCGTTGAGCATGGCGCGTGCCCAGCAGTAAACCGCGTTGAAATAGTGCTGAATGCGCTCACTTTTCCCGTCCAGATGTTCCGCCGGAATCTCAGCCAGCGACGCATACCCCAGCATCTGCTGACGTCTGCGAAACTCATACAGCTCTGCGTTGACCTCCGAAATTGCCGACAGCGCAACCTGCTTTAAACGCGGCTGCGTCACCGTGCCGTCAGTGCGCATGACACTGCGAAACTCCGACAGGTCCACATCAGGCCAGAACGGCGTATTCCTGATGATTTCCGCCTGTTCCGGTGCCTGTTCTGGCGCAACAAACTTCATGCTGCTTTCTCCTGAAATAGAGGGCGGTGGACGGGGTTTTGATGTGGCAGTGCCTTTCGCCCCCCCGTGCCGCCCGTGCGCGGGGGCACGTTCTGTCAGCGGCTGTCATTGCGCAGTCTGCGCTCCAGCTGCTGTTTGTCTTTTTTCACGCCACAGCGGGGATCGAGCTGTAGCGCATGGTTGAGATGATTAAGGGCGAACGCCGGATTGTTTTCACTCAGAACAGCGCCAATCGCTTTATGCAGACGCGCCCGTGACTGGTCCGGCATATCCATACCGTCTGTCAGCTCCAGCGTCTGCAGCAACAGATCGGCATCAAAGCCGGTGGCGGCAAGCATTGCGCTCTGGGCTGCATCTGCCATTTCCTCTGCCAGCACGGTCTGCACGTTGCGGTTACCCAACGGCATCACCCAGCCATGACGCAGGGCGTGACGCCCGATCTCCAGCGCCCCGGCATAATCTCTGGCATCAATGCGCCACAGCATCACGTACATCAGCACATCATCCTGCTGTGCGCCTCCGGCAGTCAGGACACCCTCTACCCAGGCGGCGTACTTCGGCAGCAGTTCCACCTTAATTTCCGCTTTTTTGACCGTGGACTGAACGCCCTTGAGACGGCGGCGGTCTTCCGCCAGTTGCAGCAGCATCAGGTCATAGCCCGACGCGTGGCGAACGCTGCCGCCCTCGCGGGCGGCCTGTTCAGCCTGAACGCGCAGGCGATGCTGCCGTGCGGGACTCAGGCTCATGGGTTACGCTCCGGCTTCTGCTGCAGCGGCGCTGAAATCGCCAATCTGGATGTTTTCCACCAGTGCGGCGCAGCGGTAATCCTCAACCACATAGGCTTCGTTAACGGATTCAAAGTTTTCAATCCGGTCACGTTTCGGGTTGTCGATAACTGAACGGCGGCGGGTGTCTTCCTGCCAGTAGATGGACAGGTTATCCAGACGGGTGATCAGCAGCGCATTCGGCGGGAAGAACGGCGCACGCACGGCCTGCAGGCCACCCATGCGTTTCTGGCTGATGATCATATCGGCAGCCAGTTTTTCACTGTTTTCCTGCTCTTTGTTGACCAGCGGGAAATACTTGTCAGACAGCAGTTCACGCCCGCAAATCACCACCAGATCGTCATCGTCCTGGTAGACCACGTCGATAAGCTCATTGACGGCATCCATCACCACGGCGTCCAGGTTGGCATATTCGCCACCTTTACCGACTTTCACCGCACCCGGTGTGGTTTCACCGCCCGTGGTGGTGCTGCCCATGACGTGATCCGGTGCATCTTCACGGATTTTCTGCAGCCAGCCTTTGTTCACATCCTGCAGCAGCGGGCTTTCGCTACGGTTGGAGGTTTTCGCACGCTTCACGCCGTTAAAGCCGATCATGATGCGGTCCAGTGCCTGACGTTTTACGATGGCGTCACGGATACGCACCTGGAAATCCTGAAACTTCGCCCACAGGTCCAGCTTCGCGTAGGTCAGCACCGTGTCAAAGTTAGTCTGCTCGCATTTATATTCCACATCGACCATCAGCGTCGGATCGACAGGCTCACGCTCTTTAGCTGTGGTATCAGTGGTTCCGGCAATGGTGCTGCCAACACCCAGCCCCAGCAACTGACCAGACTGCTCAGTCACTGGCGTGACGTTAATCAGCGTCAGGAATGCGGCGGACTGCTGGATCTGATCTTCCAGCGTCTGCTGCACAGACGGCTCTACAGTGAACTTGCTGGACAGTTCTTCAACGGCCACACCGTTCAGACGCGCCAGCTGCTGCAGGTAAGCGTTAAAAGCAAAGCGGGTATTCTTCTTCATCGGGTTTTGTGCTCCATCAGCAATTGGTCAGAGTGTCAGCGGGGGCGTTACCGCCTGTTGCACGCTGGCGGTAGTCCTGGCGGCTGTCTTCATGACTCAGCTTATTCACCAGTTCGTTAAAGGCGGTCTGCTGTGCCTGCAGGGCAGTCTCCAGCTCAGACAGACGTTCTTCCTGCTCAGACAGGGATTTTTCGGTGCGTGCGCTCAGGTTTTGCTGCTCAGTGGCGACCAGCTCCACGGCCTTATGCACATCAGAGAACCGGGCATCGTCGGACTGCTCTTTTTTGGTGAACAGCGCCGTGACGCGGGCAAACAGGGACGGCTTGTCCTCCTGGATTTCTTCCAGTTCGATCACCGTTTCCTCTGCGGCGGTAAAGAGATTGGCGGGATTCTGCTTGCGGTTTGCCAGCGGGTTATGGGCTGCACTGGCGCTGAATGTCAGCATTTCAGTGCCCAGACTGGCAGGGTCATCAGTGGCAGCCAGACCGACCAGGTAGGCTTTGCCCGTATCAGCAAACTTCGGGCTGACTTCCATAGAGGTGAATAATTTCTGGCCTTTTTTCACCAGTTCCACCAGGGATTCCGTTGGCTCAACGTCGGCATACAGCGCCATCTTGCCTGCCAACGGACCTTCCGTGATTTCTTCAGCAAACAGCGCCGTCACCTTGCCGTAGCGGTTAAAGGTGCTGTCCGGCAGATAAGACTTGATGTGCTCAAGGTTAATCAGCGCGGTATACACCGCCGGGTTGTAGCTGGCTGCCATCTGTTCCAGCCATTCACGCTGGATTTCGCGTCCGTCGGTGGTGGCACCTTCCACCCCGATGCGAAAACGCTTTGCTTTCACTGTCATGAGCCGTGCTCCGTTAGAAAAAACTTACTGGAGCCTTATGGTTGCGGTGATGGGGGCAGTGAAACAATGCGCGGTATTTGTACCGACAACCACACAAACCGCAGGCGGGGAAAGCCTTCATTCAAGGCTGTAGGTTTGTGCCATGAACACCACACTGACACCCGCAGATCTCGATCCCCGTCGGCAGGCCATGCTGCTGTACTTTCAGGGATACCGCGTCGCCCGCATTGCTGAAATGCTGGGCGAGAAAGTTGCAACCGTTCACAGCTGGAAAAAACGCGACAAGTGGGGTGACTATGGGCCGCTGGATCAGATGCAGCTCACCACCGCCGCACGCTACTGCCAGCTCATTATGAAGGAGCACAAAGAAGGGAAAGATTTCAAAGAGATTGACCTGCTGGCGCGCCAGTCGGAGCGCCACGCGCGGATCGGCAAGTTTAACAATGGCGGCAACGAAGCCGACTTAAACCCTAACGTCGCCAACCGCAACAAAGGCCCACGCCGTCAGCCGGAAAAGAATGTTTTCACCGATGAACAGATTGAGAAGCTGGAAGAAATCTTCCATTCCTCCATGTTCAACTACCAGCGCCACTGGTGGGAAGCCGGAAAAACCAACCGCATCCGCAACCTGCTGAAGTCACGCCAGATCGGCGCAACCTTCTATTTTGCCCGTGAAGCCCTGATTGACGCCCTGCTGACCGGACGTAACCAGATTTTCCTTTCCGCCAGCAAGGCACAGGCCCACGTCTTTAAGCAGTACATCATCGACTTCGCCAAAGAAGTGGAGGTGGAGCTGAAAGGTGATCCGATGGTGCTTCCTAACGGTGCCACGCTTTACTTCCTCGGCACCAATGCCCGCACTGCCCAGAGTTATCACGGCAACCTGTATCTGGATGAATATTTCTGGATACCGAAATTTCAGGAGCTGCGCAAAGTGGCTTCCGGTATGGCTATTCACAAAAAATGGCGACAAACCTATTTTTCCACGCCATCCAGCCTGACACACAGTGCTTATCCGTTCTGGTCCGGTGCGCTGTTCAACCGTGGACGCAACAAAGCCGACAAGGTGGACATCGACCTGTCCCACAGCAATCTGGCCCCCGGCCTGCTGTGCGCAGACGGGCAATACCGCCAGATAGTCACCGTGGAAGATGCGGTGCGCGGCGGCTGTAACCTGTTCGACCTCGACCAGCTACGCATGGAGTACAGCCCGGACGAATACCAGAACCTGCTGATGTGCGAGTTCGTGGACGATCTCGCGTCCGTGTTCCCGCTCAGCGAACTGCAGGCGTGCATGGTGGACAGTTGGGAAGTCTGGACCGACTTTCATGCACTGGCCCTGCGCCCGTTTGGCTGGCGCGAGGTGTGGATCGGTTATGACCCGGCAAAAGGTACGCAGAACGGCGACAGCGCCGGATGCGTGGTGGTGGCCCCGCCAGCCGTGCCAGGCGGTAAGTTTCGCATTCTTGAGCGTCACCAGTGGCGCGGGATGGACTTCCGCGCCCAGGCTGACGCCATCAAAAAACTGACCGAACAGTACAACGTGACCTATATCGGCATCGACTCGACAGGTGTCGGTCACGGGGTTTACGAGAACGTGAAAGCATTCTTTCCTGCCGTCCGGGAGTTTGTCTACAACCCCAACGTTAAAAACGCCCTGGTACTCAAAGCCTACGACATTATCAGTCACCGTCGTCTGGAGTTTGACGCCGGACACACCGACATAGCGCAGTCATTTATGGCAATCCGTCGCGCCACCACCGCCAGTGGCAACCGCCCGACCTATGAAGCCAGCCGCAGCGAAGAAGCCAGCCACGCCGATCTGGCCTGGGCAACGATGCACGCACTGTTTAACGAACCGCTGCAGGGCGAGTCCGCCAATACCAGCAATATTGTGGAGATTTTTTGATGGGAAAGAGTAAGAAAAACCGCGCTGCGGCGACGAAACAGATCCAGCATAAAAGCCAGACTTCAGCCGAAGCATTCAGCTTCGGTGATCCCGTTCCTGTTCTGGACCGCCGCGAACTGCTGGACTATGTGGAATGCGTACAGATGGATCGTTGGTATGAGCCGCCTGTGAGTTTCGACGGACTGGCGCGAACCTTCCGCGCCGCCGTGCATCACAGCTCACCGATTGCAGTGAAGTGCAACATTCTGACCAGCACCTACATCCCTCACCCGCTGCTCAGCCAGCAGGCTTTTTCGCGTTTTGTGCAGGACTATCTGGTTTTTGGTAACGCCTACCTGGAGAAACGCACGAACCGCTTCGGTGAAGTTATCGCCCTTGAGCCTGCACTGGCAAAATACACCCGACGCGGGTTAGACCTGGATACCTACTGGTTTGTGCAATACGGTATGACAACCCAGCCGTATCAGTTCACGAAAGGCAGCATTTTTCATCTGATGGAACCGGACATTAACCAGGAGATCTACGGCCTGCCCGGTTATCTTTCTGCCATTCCGTCAGCTCTGCTCAACGAGTCCGCCACGCTGTTCCGCCGCAAGTATTACATTAACGGCAGTCATGCAGGCTTCATCATGTACATGACCGATGCTGCGCAGAACCAGGAGGATGTGAACAACCTCCGCAATGCGATGAAAAGCGCCAAAGGTCCTGGTAACTTCCGTAACCTGTTTATGTACTCGCCTAACGGTAAAAAGGACGGGCTTCAGATTATCCCGTTGTCAGAAGTGGCGGCGAAGGATGAGTTCCTGAATATCAAGAACGTGAGCCGGGACGACATGATGGCGGCGCATCGTGTGCCGCCACAAATGATGGGGATAATGCCTAATAATGTCGGGGGGTTTGGGGATGTGGAGAAGGCTAGTCGAGTGTTTGTCCGCAATGAACTGATGCCACTGCAAAAGCGGCTGCAAGAGCTGAACAACTGGCTAGGTGAAAAAGTGATTTGCTTTGAATCTTACAACTTAGATATTTCTGAGTAAATTAAAGCGCCTGCATTTGCAGGCATTCTATTATTCTTTAATTAGTGCCCCCCATACGGAGTCCATATCAACTTCCTCAACTACAATGCAAATGGAGCAATGAACATGACCATCAGCAATGCGTAGGTAATTGAAAAGCCTTGTTTTCACCCGCCCATCAAATTGAGCACGCCCACCGTTATTCGTAATTGTTACGTAGTCTCCCACATTTGGAAGCATCAAAAGCGAGTTGTCTTCTGAATTACACCCTACAACCTCTCCATCATCATCAGGGCGATCCTGACCTTTGCGCATATATTGAAAATCATAGCTATAAGTAGTTTTCATAAATGTCTTACTATTCCAATTTTTAACTAACCCAGAAGTTATATCTTAGACCTAAACTGTCTCAGTCACCGTTAACTTCATCACAACGATTTAACACATCCTGCATGCCTATCTAACGTGAGAGCCGTTTATACCTACAAAACTAACTACGTTCCCGAGCCAGTAAATTGCGGTGGATTTTGACCATTTTACCCCAGAGTGCGCGCTCGTATCCCCGCCACGCCTGCCCGCTTTATGCAGTGGTTTTCATGCACATGCATGACATGAGCAAAAGCCCGCCAGTTCTGGCGGATCTGAGCAAAGACGATCCTCAATCGATCATGCGATTTCATGCAGCATAGTCATGCACTGTCAAGGAAGTGAAAATCCGTATCTGAATGGCCACTTGAAAAACGGATCATACGGGTTTACAAAGATGAATGTTCGCTGTGAACGGGAAGCGGAAGTTAGCTTTCAGATAACATAATCCATATGCACGAGAACCTCTAAAATAGAATGGGACACCTAAGCGGGGTACTTACAACGATTCTTTCCAGATTCACAGTTAACACTCTGTTTGGCGTATTTTTATTCAAATAGCAAACACCAATAAAAGGAGTTTCCATGAACAATATTCCCCCTATACCACAGTTAGGAATTTATGTCTCAAAAATCGATCCCACCCTACGTATCACTGTAACCGATGTTGATATTGTTGATGGTGAGGATGATTCTCCTGATGATGAGTTGTTTTATTTAGTCCACTGGATCGAGGGGGAAGATGAAAGTGATATGACAGCAATGGGATTTGAGCTAGACCCAGTAGAGTGGCAGGCTTTCGTTGAATCTGAGCAATTAGTGTTTGAGCGTGATCCGTACATGGATTCAATCCCCGAAAATTCAAACTTGGCAAAGATTCGGGATTTTCTCATGAAGACTAAACAGAATGATCATTCGTAAGTGTAAGCATCCATCAGGAAAATGGTTTTGTAAGTGAATCATCAACTTTTAGAGAGTCTCAGACACTCCCACTTCTGCTTCTGCTTCTGACACAAAGCGGACGATCACTTATCAAAATAACCGCCCACCTTACGCCTTATTTCACTCATTGCCCAAACTAGCCCCCATCAGAATGAATCCTCCTGGGGGCAACGTTTCTTAATGCAGCCAGCTGTCGTCCTCCCACACCTTCTGCATAATTTTCATCACTTGTTTTCTTTCTTCATCCAGTTGCAGTCCGGTTAGTTCCACACCGTTAGAGCTACCTTTGCGAATGCGAATTACCGTTTTGGGATACAGGGGGCGCAGATTGCGGTAAAGCTCGGATTCAAGGGCGTCCAGGGTAGACTGGCTAATCTTCTGCTCTTTATCGATCATTATTTCAATGCGCATAAAAGTCACCTCAGCTGATGACATCCATTGAGCGGTTGTATTCGTGGCTTCTGATTTTTGCCATGAGTTCATCAGTCAATTCAGAAACCCACTGCAGAGCCAGCCCCTTCTCTTCATCACTACACTCACTAGCCGCTACAAGCTTAAGAAAAAAATCAATGCGCTGGAGCTTCAAAGACTCCAAAAAATAGTCCTGCATCTTTCCTCCTATGACACCACAACAATGCTGTATATATAACCACTGTTTTTATTTACAGTATATAATAATCTTACTGATGTAAAACGTTTTTTTACGTTCATCGGCCTGATATGCCTGGTATTATTAAGAGCACGAATTGTTAACCCGCGTAATTAATACAGGTTCCGCCACTTATCATCTTCCTTCAGACGCTGGTTCCGATAGAAGATACGCAGGCCTGCTCCTGACGGAATACTGCCGCCGCGAAGGAGCAAATCGACTTCTTTCTCGCTGCCATCAAATCCCCTGGACTTCAGTTCATAGACGAGCTGCTGTCGCTGATGGTCTGTAATTCGCTGTTTGTAGTCTTTACGCCGTTTCGGTTTCACCTGGCGTAACCTTGCAGCCAGTTCCCGGCGCTCTTTTTTGCTCATACTGTGCAGGTAATCGTGCAACTCCTTGTCATTCATACGGGTAATATCCGTTCTGGAGTCCCCATCAGCTGATTTGTCTTTCCCTTGTTGGTTTAAATTTTCAGCAAGGGGACAGTTATTGCCACGAGTCCAAGGGGCGCAAGCGCCCTGGTCGGCTGCCGCCTCCTGAACGTCAACGGCTTTACGAACCATTTTCCACTTCACTGCATGAGTGCAGATCTTGCCCTCTGCAATGGGTGACCAGATGCCATAAATACGAATACCGTGATCGCCATAGGCGGTCGGCTCTTCATTGATTTCATAAGCGGTTCTGATCAAGTGATATTTGCGAGGAACCAGCACGCCGCCCTGCCTCATAATGTAGGTGGCAAAACAGCCAGCATCAGCAGCAGCCAGGATGGCATCAAGGCGCGGGTTATCCAGTACCGGCGCACCTGCTTTTTTGTCACCCTGCTGCCTTGCCGCCTGACCAGCCAACAACCGCAGTTCACGGTAAGCCTGACGCCCTGGAATACCAAAGAAGCGGAATTGCTGAACACGATGCAGAGACGCCCAGGCATTAACGTATTCAGCGTTATCACGCAGGGATTTACCCGTTTCCTTGCTGATCTCGCCAGCCAGACCACGCCCGTCAATGTTCTTACTGATGTATTTCGCGATGTAGCTTGTTGGCGTACCTTTGCGCGGGTTTATCAGCTCAGACTTAAAGCGTGGTCCTGTGTTATTACCCAGCTCCTCGCGGTCTTCACGAATGGCAAACTTACGCAACAAAGCAGTAATGGCGCGGCGATCTTTTTTGCGCATAAAACACAACAGGTGCCAGTGAACTGTACCGTCATGATGCGGCTCAGCCACCCGCACGCCATACCAGCGCAATCCGGCTTTGTGCATCGCCTTACGAAATGCAGCAAACATGCCGACCAGATAATCACTGCTTTGTCTTACCGTCGCATTTGTCCAGGTCGGGTTGGGCCTGCCGTTATTTAGCGTGGAATGGAAACGTGACGGACAGGTGATGGTGTAGAAAACGGCGCAGTCACCGCGCATTTCCGCGATAAGCTCCAGACCTTTAACACAGGCCATCATCTCATTGCGGCGATGTGCCGGGTTGCTGCAGCTGGCGTTTACCACATCTTCCATATCCAGCGTGTCGCCGTCTTCGTTCACCAGTTCATGAGAACGGAAAAACTCCAGCGACTTACGGCGCTGCTCACGTTTATGCGTCACGGCTTCATAGCTGACATAGGGAGATGCTTTTTTGCTGACCAGGCAGACAGCACGCAACTGCTCTTCCCGCCATTCGCAACGCATCTTCCACAATTTTCGATACCACCAGTCGGCGCAAAGCATACGTGCCAGCGAACCCGGTATGAGTTCATAGGGCACGGGTTTGCGGCGGTTTCTTTTCCGGCGGAGTTGCTCAAACGCAGGCGGGATAACATCCAGTCGCAGGGTTTCCGCTGCCACCTTTTCCCATGTCTTGCGGATTTCTTCTGGCTTAACGTCATCGGTGGCATATAAATCGCCACAAGCGGCATCAAGGCACATGCTCATATGCGCAGCTACCAGGGTGGACAGGCGTTTTACCTGATCCTGACTCATTTCAGGCAGGATCAGCAGGCCCTCAAGCCCTTGATGGCTTGCCATAAAACGGAAAGAAGCGGATAGCTGACTGTCGCGTACACAATCCAGTCGCTCCAGACATGGCTTAATCGTCTCACGCAAATAGCGGGAATAAGCCTTTGGCCTGCCCAGGCTGCTGAAGTATTCGATACGTTGCATCAGCGGCTTGCTGATGTGGGTTGGCTGGGCGCTGACATCTGCCAGAATGACCATGTCCGGGTTAAAAAGCTGCTGCTCATGCGCAAGCTTTGCGCGGCTAATGAGCTTATCCTGCTCCATTTCGCGCTGGACAGGATCACGGGATTCATTAAAGAAATAACGCTCCCAGACCTGCTCACTCAGTGCCTCGCGGCGCAGTTGTTCCTGCTCGTTATCGGCAGCATACAGAGTGATCAGGTTTGAAAGTGCAGACTCCGGCGCAAATTCCGCCGGGTCCAGATAAGGGTTAATGGCCTTTTTCGGGCCGTTCCATGAAAATGATGCAGCGGCCTCGTTAAAGCCGCTAGAGTTGCTCATATCGTCATGACTCATACACGCACCTCGTACACAGCAGAACTATCTACGCCACGCGAAGGATCAAATCCCACCCAGCAGCGCGCCCCGGAAACAGCAATGATTTCTGTTGCAGATTTACTCTCGCCAGCCGACACGCCGATGCTGCGTTTTGCCTTGATGTAGTGGTGAGTGAAATTGCGATACAGCGAACGAATCAGGGATGTGTCACTGTTAGAAACAATGACCGGATGACCTTCAGATGATCGATGTTCAAGAACGGATGCCAGGTGATACTGGTCATCTTCAGTGAAGCCATCAGTGTGATAGCCGGAAAACGTACCGTCATACGGCGGATCGCAATACACCACATCCCCCACCTGCAGCATCGCCAGCGTTTCATCAAAGCTTGCGCAGATAAACGTTGCACGCTGGGCTTTCTCTG